TACCCCAAAATAGAGAGCGAATATATCTTGTCGGACATCTTGCAGAAAGAAGTCAGCCTGGAGTATTCCCTATCAGAGAAATTGCAAAAAATAGTTCTAAAGAGACAAGGAACGTATACGACTATTCACGAACAATATTAAGAGGCTATAAAAACAGTACTTCTACAGGTAGCTTTATAAAAACTAAAGATAATAAGATAAGATACTTAACAGAAATAGAATGCGAACGCCTTCAAGGTTTTCCGGAAAACTGGACACAATACGGCAACTATAACGAAATTATCAAGCCTATATCAAAAACACAACGCTACAAACTCATAGGAAATGCTGTAACTGTGGATATAGTAGAACTCATAGCAAAACGATTAAAATTAATACAACAATGAAAAAAACAATTCAAGAACTTGTTCCACTTATCCAAGAGTGGGCAAAAGAAAGAGGAATTTTTGACAAAAGCACAGCTTTTAATCAATTAATTAAAACACACGAAGAAGTTGGAGAACTTATCAAAGCGTGTTATGACAACGACAAACCTACTATACAAGATGCGATAGGTGATGTACTGGTTACCCTGATTAACTACTGCTATATGGTAGAAGGAGATGCTTTATCCTTTTTTGGCAAGTACAAAAAGACAGTTTGGGATGAGTATGCAAAAGGCATATATACAGCAATTACACTCAATGAAACTTTATCAGGATTGATGAGAAATGCTTGTGTTTATAAAACTAAAATAAGTCATACTACAAGCCTTTGTATCTCGTTGATATTTGATTGTTTGTACACTTTGGCTGACTTGTATAACACCACCCTTAAGGAGTGTCTGAATATCGCATACAACGAAATCAAAAACAGAACTGGAAAAATGATTAATGGAAAATTTGTGAAAGAGTAATATTTAAAAAATTAAAATAATGAACACGATGTATTTTATAACAAAAAAAGATAGTGAAACTGGCAAAAAGTTTCAAAAGATAATAGACAAATTAGATGTTTGTCATAAAGATCAAAAAGCGTTAGCCGATAAATACGGTTTTACCTCGTGGAGGCGTTCTTCTTGGGAAGTAGCAGGAGGAATTTCCTCAGTAACATTCCACAAAAGTGCTACTGTAGATGCCAAATTATGGAAGTTAGTCAAAGGAAAAACCGAATATAAGCCCCGATTGAACACCAAAGAGGGGAAAGCGCTACAAGCCGAGTTCAAACAAGCCACTGTTATTACCAAGGGAGAACTCAATGCCTGTATAGGTTGGGGAGAAGATTTTATTCACAGTATTGGGCTTGATTGGAATAATGATGAATATTTTTGCTTTTATATAGAAGAAGATTGGACAGATGTTCCCATTCCTGCTGATTGCAAGGAGATAACAAATTCTAAATACAAAAAACTTTTTCCTGATGATAATAAATAATACAGGCGCCATAATTGGAGAGCAAATTAACTTAGGTAACATTGATAATTTGAATATTGATGATTTGTTTAAAGATAACACCAGTAAAAAGATGAATGCTGAAAATAACAAAACAGAAATCTACAACTTAGAAGGTATAAAACCTATTATTGAAGAATTTTACAATGAGGAAAAAGAAATGTTTGTTATTAAAATATCATACTATTCAGGTGACGATTTCTTAGAATTTTTTTTAGGATTTAAGGAAAAAGAGATAGCAGATGAACATTTCTATAAAATTACACAAAATAAAATATCTAAGATAATATTAGAACTAAAATAATATTGGAATGAATACACAAAATTACCCAAATTGGCTTGTCCCATTAGAGATAGCCCAAGAGCTCAAAGCAATAGGCTTTGATGAACCTTGCCATTTCCAATTTCTATATTATCACGGCTGGGAAATGTTAAAGAAAAGAGGCGATGAATACGGATTTATCACCTCCAATAGTTGTAGAGCATACGTGGTAGAAAACCACAATGGAATAGGAAAACTTTCAGTACCCACTTGGGAACAAGTCTTTGAGTGGTTCAGAGAAAAAGGTTTTAGAATTACACTAATTAATTATGAAGATATATCAAAATTCAGTTTTTTTAATATGAAAATAAAAGGAGGAGTATATTATGCAGGAGCTTTTTATACATACGAAGAAGCACGTGAAGCATTAATAAATAAACTAATTGAAACTTATAAAACTAATGAAATATTATTAGAAAAAGCTAAACCTTTATTATAATGAAAAAAATAGAAAGAACAGAATTAGATAGCTATGAAGTCTATATATTAGGCTTAACTATTTTAGGAATAAATACAGAAGATGAAGAAGAAATCGATGAAGATTATTTCTATGATGCTTTTGTAAATGCAGGCATTGAAATTGATTTTGACAGCTTTAAAGAAATCGTTTGTAGGTTATTTCCTTTGATTGATGTAACTAAATCACCCTTAACAAAGAAAATGTATAAAGGATTTTCTAAGGACAAAGAAGGATTTAAAGAATGGTTAATTAAAGAGGAATTAACTTAAGAGATATTTATAATGAAAAGACATTACGAATTTACAGGCGAAACCAAAAGGTTTTATGATAAAAAGCTATACAGAATACGAGCCACCGAAGATTTACCACTACACGAAGTTAAACAAGGTGAATTAGGCGGGTGGATTGAGAAATACGAAAATTTAGCAGTTTATGCGTGGGTTGCTGATGAAGCAAAGGTTTCTGGAAACGCAAAAGTTTATGACAATGTATGGGTTTATGGAAACGCAAAAATTAATGGAAACACAAAAGTTTTTGGAGAAGCAATAATTTCAGGAAATTCTGAGATTTATGGAAACGCAAAAGTTTTTGGTACTGCAAAAATTAGAGAAGCTCTAATAGCCGGAGAAGCTCAGATTAAAGATAATAACGACTATTGTGTTTTTTCTTGTTTTGGTAGTAAAAATAGAATAACTACTTTTTTCAAAACAAAAACAAAAGAAGTTTCTGTAATATGTGGTTGTTTTTCTGGAAACTTAGAAGAGTTCAAAAAAAAAGTAATAGAAATTCACGGAAATAATAAATATTCAAAAGAGTATTTAGCTATGATAAAATTAGCAAAAATCAAATTTGACCTACATTAAAAATAACTCAAATTTAAACAACAAAAAAGCCTCCAGAATATGAAGGCTTTTTTTCGTCCTTTTTTACATTTTTATGATATTTTATTTTTGCATAAAATATGTATAAAATGGAAATTTGTAACAATCCGGAAGACTTCACTAGAGAAATACAGCATATTCTTATTTTTGATGCTTCAAAATTCTCTTTTAATCAAAATTTTAAAGCTCTTACACCTGATATTAATTCATATTTGTTAAAAATACAACTTCATAACCCCACCGCTTATCAACGAAAAATAACAATAAAAGAACAAAATGATAATAATTATTATGACGTTAAAATATCTCTTCCTGTTTATGAATTGAGTAAAGAAACTCGCTTGCGTCTTATTTCTTTCCATAAAAAAAGGAAATATGTAATAGCATTAGTTTCACAACAAGAAATGTTAGTTGTAGGTAATGAACGTGAGCCGTTTTCTTTTTCAATTGATGATAATATTTTAGATAACGGCACAGGAAAAGATTCTTTCATAATAAATCTAACTGGGCAAACTATTATTTTTCCTACTTTGGGCAAAATAACTGAAAAATTTCGTGTCCTTTTCTTTCTTCCTCCTATGTAATAATTTTGCTATAAAATTAATAATAAGATGATTTTATCTATTGAACAAGATTTTTTACAAACGTTAATTCCTGGTTTAATACAAGGATTTAAAAATAATTCTTTTCAATCTAAAAGTTATTTAGAAACAAAATATGAAGAAGAAATAAATCTGCAGTTTTTTCAAGAAAGTTCTATTTTTCCTGTAATATTACCTATTCGTGGAGCTATTGTGAAATATACTAGTTATGACTACATCGGGACTCAAACCTATGGAGAATATATAAAGATTTTAGACCAGCATCCTAATGTATCTGCTATTATATTAGATATTGACAGCGGTGGAGGAATGATTTCAGGAACAGCTGAATTGTTTAGTATTATACAAAGTTGTCAAAAACCGATTATTGCTTTTACTAGTGGTTATATGTGTAGTGCTGCATATTGGATAGCTTCGGCTTGTGATAAAATTATTTGTTCTCCTTTTGCCGATTGTATAGGAAGTATTGGTACAATGCTACAAATGCAAGATTTGTCAAAATTATTTGAAAAATTTGGTGTTGTTTTTCACGAAATATATGCTCCGCAAAGTACTGAGAAAAATAAAATCTTAAGAGAACTCAGAGCAGGAAACCAAGAACCCGCAAAAGAGCATTTGGAATATTTAGCTGATAATTTTATACAAACTATAAAAACAGCTCGACCACAAATAAAAGACGACCAAAAAGTATTCAAAGGCGCTGTTTATTCTCCTGAAAAAGCTAAAGAAATAGGGCTTGTAGATGAATTAGCAACCTTAGAACAAATATTAATCGAATTATAATACGTTAAAAATATGAACACTAAATTTATTAATCTGGCTATTCTCTTAGCTACTTCATTGGAGGTAAAAAAACCTTTACTCGGAGGAGAAAATTTTATTACTCTAAAAGAAAGTCAATTGCAAGCTATTGAAGATGCTCTTACAAAAAATGATGTTTCAGCTATTGAAAAAGATTTAGCTTCTCTTAAAGAAGAAAAAAATCAATGGCTTGTAGAAGCTCAAAAAATCAAAGAAGAAACAGAAAAAGCAATGTTACTCAATAAACTTTCAGTTTCTAATAGTGTTGCTGAAAACATTGCCCTTTTAGGTGAAAAATGTAAAGAATACGGAGAAAAAACGCTTGTTCATTCTTTACCCTTAAACAACGGTAAAGAAACCGAAAAGGGAGAATTTGAAGGTATTGTTAATATGAATGACAAACATAATATAATATAATTTTATGGGAAAAACTATTGTTACAACCGAAATTGCCAACGAAATTAAAAGGTATGGTGACGCTCGTCCTACTGAGCTTGAAGCTGCTATTTTGTCTACTGAAATTTTATTAAATAGGTTTGCCAAGCCTTTAGGAAAAGTAAAAGGAGAATGGCATATACCTACTACTTTGATGAGTAATGTTGTACAAGCATTTTCTGACAAGTGGACAGGCGCAGGAATGGTTTCTTTTAAGAAGAAATTACTTAAAAATTTCCGCCAAAAAGTCAATTTTCCTATTAACCCAAATGACATTTATGGTTCTTGGGAAGAAGAAATGTATGCAGAAAACAAAAAACCAAACGAAATGCCGATTAGTCAATTCATAATGAATATGATTGCTAAAAAAATCATTTCTGATTTGGATACCATTTCTATTATAGGGGAGTATGACCAAAGCCAAGTAGGCAACGAAACGCCTGATTATACAAAAACAATGGACGGGCTAAATATTGTTGTTACTCGTGCTGTTGCAGATAATGATAACCCCGCTTTTCTTGTTCCTGTTGATGCTTCTGCAAATATTGTAGATAGAGTTACTAAGTTTGAAAAAGGATTACCAGGAGGAGTAAAAATTTCCACTATTTTTATTTCATTAGAAGAATTTAATGATTATGTAGAAGCGAGAGAAACGCCTGCAAATCAATACATTGATTTCAATGACCCACAAAGAGGAAAAACAAAATATGGTAGAAATATTATTGGTGTTCCTGGCTTGAAAAAAGGTAGAATTATAGCTTGGGTTGATGGTAACCTTTTCCGTCTTTATGATAGAGTGGATAACCCCGCTCGTATCAATGATGTGCAAGTACAAGATTATATCGTAAAAATATTCTCTGAATGGCATTTAGGATATGATTTTGCTGTAAATCAATATCTATTTGTAGAAACAACAGATGGAAGCAAAAAAAGAGGGTTGAATAATCCTGAGCAAAATAAGTTATTTTATCCAAACCTTATATTATCGTAATGGAAGAAGTAGAAAATACACCTGTAGAAATAGAAAATATATCTGTAGAAGTTGAAGAAACAACTTCTACAGATTCAAAAGAAGAAATAGGATTTGTTTTCCGTGAAAAACGTTACAAATTTGCAGATGATGCACCTGAAATTATTCTTTTTGGAGGTGAAAACCTTACACAAGAAGAAATTATCAAAAATGAAGATGTTTTAGTACATCTTATTGGAGGAAATAGCCATCTGATTGAAAGAATTTAATTTTAAAAAATAAAAAAATGGCAAAAAATTGTTTTGATACTGCCCCTTTTGAGTCATTGGATAGTTGTCCAAATGATGAAGTTAATGGAGGTGTAACCACTAGGGTATTTTATGCTCCTGCTGCGTTCTTAGAAAAATGTATACTACCTCCTAATACTGGAGAGTTAGGAAAAGCAAATACCATTGAAGAAGCTAATTTAGCTTTAAAACAAGGTTCAACCTGGAAAGGAATTGATTTGCAAATCAATGAAAATGAACTAAAAATGAGCCTTGTAGGAAATGCAGGAAACAAAAAAGCTAAAATAGATTTTGAAAGTAAAATACCTCGTTTCTCAGATAAAGTATTAGATTTTATAGGACGTTATAAAAATGTTCCTATGATATTTATAGTTCCTGATGCTGTAGGTACTTTGTGGGTAGTAGGTACAAAAATTAATCCTGCTTTTATGGATTCTGCAGAAGCAACCACAGGTAAAAAAGCTGAAGACGATGCAGGAGTAATATTAAAAATTACTGCTAATACTAAATTGTATAAGTATGCTGGAACCATTACAGAAGGTTAAAAACACACAAGGGCAAATCTCAGAGGCGGAGAACATTTCAAATACGGTCGTCTCTGAGCGCCCTTTATCTGATTTTTTTAATATTTTAACTCCTGGTGTAAAAGTTTATTACACAGGAGATAAAGAAGCACAAGCAGGACTACAAATGATTGATTTTAGTACTGTGCCATACAATGCTGTTTCTTTGTATTGTAGAAAATTCCCGAATCTATCATTAAAAGAAGATGCTACAGAAATTTTTAAAAAATTCTCTGAAGAATTGTTACAGAAATTAATTCTTTTTAAAAAAGAAAATTATCCGGAAGATGTGCCAATTTTAGAAAAAGCATTACAATTGAAAAAGGAAAATACAGCCATTGATGATGCAAAATTATAAAGAAAAATATCAACTATTATTAATAGAATTAGAGCGCCTTGGAGGAAAAATTCAAGGCGTTTATTCTTTTTATTCTTTGGAAAACGAAGCTAAAGTTAGACAAGAAATTAAACGTCTGCAAAGCACAAGGGTTATTTCCATCTCTGAAAAACCGCTTCAAAGCACAACTTCTAATAACGAAAAACAACAAGAAAAAAGCTCTTTTTCTGAGCTTATAGCTTCTTATCCGCCTGCATTGCATTCTGTTTTTTTTAGAAAGAAAGATGCGTGGTTGAAAGCTTGTTCTTTAAAAATCCAACTTAACCAACTCCAGCCCACACAAGAAGAAAAAGCACGTGTTTTACAATTCAAAATATGGAAACTTTTTGAGCAAATGGATACTGACGATATTATTTTAGAACATTGGAAAAAACATAAACGAATTTTAACTGAAGAAGAAGAAGATTTTTCAAATCTTAGCCCTGTGGAACTTGTACAAAAACGTAATACTTTACGAAGTAATATTGTGTCTCGTGAAAAATCTTTACAAAAATGGACAGCAATAATGGAGACTAATAAAGAAAAAACTTCTTTTACCTTGAAAGAAAAAATAATCAGGAAAACAGAAGAACTCAAACAACTAAAAATGAAAGTAAAAAAATTAGATGAATTAATAAAATAGCTTTCAAAACTTTAACATTTATTTTATATAAAAAACATTGCAAAAAGTTTGTATAATTAAAAAGTTTGTAGTATCTTTGCAGTGTAAAAATAATTAAAGCCTGAAGAGCTAACAGGTTAAACAAACAAGCGAAAAAAGAAATGAATGCATTTAACAAAATCAAACAGATTGCAGAAATTAACCCTTACGGATTTACAATTTCTTTACTTGATTTTTCAACTCCTAAAAGTGGCTATATCGTAGCGATGCAATTGACGCAAAACCATTTCGGAGATGATGGATTAAAAAAAGTGATTGAAGTAGCAGAAAAAAGTACTTTTTGTGTAGGAGGTTGGTTTGATGAGAAACAAAAACAATTTTATTATGACTGTGTAATGATTGTTCAAGATTTAGAAACTGCTTTACAACTTGGAAAGGCAAACAAACAAATAGCAATATATCATATTGATACACAATCAGAAATTAGACTTTAACAAAAGGGGAGAAATCCCCTTTTTAAAAAATAATTATGGTATGGAAAATATTATAAAAAACCTACATAAATTAAAAAGCTTGTTATCTAATGAGCAAATAGATAGCCTTGAATATTCAGCAATGATGCAAAGGCGATATGCTCGTATTTTTTTTAAAATTCAGTTTTTAGATGTAGAAGAAAAAACTATCAGGATACAAATACATCAAGAAAAAAGCCCGCATGAAAATTATGCTGATGATAAACGTTTAATGGAGATTGTAGAAGAAACTTTTAGAACTTATTTTGAGGATTGGAAAATACAAAAAGTTACTTTTCCTTATATTGAAGCTCCTGCGGAAATAGTTACTCCTGAATGGATAAAAGAACAAATGAATAAATACAAAATAGGAAGCAAAAAATTAGTTGCGGACCTTGGTATTGCAAAAGCGGAAATATCTGCAATGATAAACGGACATCGTGAAATGGGTATCCGTACAAAAGGATTATTTTACTATTACTTCAAATATACAGAAATTCAGAAAGGTATTTAAAATACCTGAAAAAGCCCTCATTACGAGGGCTTTTTTCTTTATCTATTATCAGAAAATATGTCAAATAGAGCTTATAATAAATGAATCTCTGTAGCTGTTATCCAACAAGTAGGCATACTTCCACCATAAAAGATAATCAAAACAATCTGAAAGGTGTGTAGCGTGTTCTTGTGCTATTTTTTTTGACCGCTCAGAGCTTTTGTCTTTTTCAAAAGAGTCTTTTTTTTGTTTTAGTCCTGCATTTTCCATAGAAACAATCAGGTTTGGGCAATTATCTTCATTGATACGAACAAACGGCAAAATTTTGTTATTTTCTTCCAAAATATCGTTTAATAAACGAAATTTGAGTATATGGCTTGGGTTATTTGTGTTTGGTGTTTTGTTATATACTTGCCAGCCTGCTAATCGAAACATATTTTCTACATCTTGCGCCAGTGTGGTTTTGCTGTTAGCTTCGCTTTTAAACCCAGAGCGGTCGTGATAAAGATATATTTTATTACAAGAGGCTTTGTGTGGTTCGTAGTATTCAATAATTTTTTTAACAAGGTCTGAGAGTTTTTGTGGGTTTTTTACAAAAAAATCTTTGATGATATTCAAGGTATTCATTCCCTTACTTGTTTGAGCAACAATGGCACAATTTATTCTACCTCCAAAGTCTAACGATATTTCTAATGGAATTCCTTTTATTAAATCTGTATCATACGAACAACTAGGGGTGTAACTTTGTGCAAAGTCACTTAACATTGAAGTATTGTATTTGTATTTATAATAATGTTTATCGGCTGACAATTGAGGATAAAAACCTTCTGCTACCTTTGGCGGACGGATATTTAAAATTTCAGCATTAAATAACAAATCAGAAACTCGTTGTTCATACATTTCTTCTATCCAATTAGGTTTGAGGTTTTCTCGGTTTACTTTTGCATTTGCTTTGATAAAACAATACTCTTGGGGCTTTTGTAGGGCTAATTTTTCTCGTTCAGTAAACCATTCACCAGTTTGAGTTAATGCAACAGATGAAGTAAATATCGTAGCGTTCAATAAAGAAGCGCGGTCAAACTCTATTTTTTTAGCTCTGTTTGTAGTTAGTACGTTGTTAAATAATCTATCGTGTTCCAATAGTGCGGCTTCATCTCCTATTACAATGTATGAATTAAGTCCCCGCCCTGAATTTGGGTCGTCCAAAGAAACTAAAACCAATATAAAACCATTTGAAAAATGGATAACATTACTCCACGAGTTTGGAGCTTGGAAAGGCATTTCATACCCCATTGATTTTCCATTTCTCCCCACAACATAATCAACCTCTTCATATAAACCAAACATTTCTAAACCTTCTTTGGTTGATGGAAACGTACGGCTTTTTATTTGTACAAAAGTAGCCCCAACTAGCACGCCTGTAGCTCTAGGCATTTGTCTAACAGCTTCTTTTACGAACCAACCTAATATAGTACTTTTACCTGTTCCTCGTCCTGCTTCTATGCATATATTTTTTACTTTCCCCACGCGGTTTGCTTCTACAGCAACCATTTGCATTGGGTTTAAATAAATTTCTTTTATAGGTTTTGTTGTCATTATTTTTAAATTATAAAACAAAGATAAACCCAAAAAAAAGACTCACAAAGGACGATAAGAAAACCTTTGTAATAAAAACTATTTTTATTAGGATTGAATGCAATAAACCTTGTTTTTCATATATCACTTCTATTTTTAAAATTCAAATTGTAAAAAGAGATAAGGCACCAATGGGATTTTTTGTTGTGCTGTGGGAAAATGTTTAAGGTTTTGACCTGCAATAAATTGATAATAAAATGATTAACAAAAATATTATGAGAAAACACCTTGTTTTTTAGCTAAAAAAACGCTGTCCTTTATACATTGAAAGAGTATTAAGAACTTTGTACTATGGAACAAAAAGTATTTTTGAAAGATGTTTTGGCTGAAATGAGAAAGTTGGATGCAAACAAAAAGCCTGTACCTTTTTCTATTGCAGTACGTACATACAATAAACAAAATGGCTTTGGCGGAAAGCTAAATATATACTATGACGCCACCCTGATGCAACAACCAAAACAAAAAAAAGAATTTGAGAAGAACCCAAACCACTGGGAAAATAAAACACGTAACATAAAACTAAAAGACGGCACCATAAAGAAAATAATTATACTCTTTATTGTGGCTTTTAACGGAAAAGAAGTGATATACTAATGATGAACAACCTACAATTATACAACGCCGATAACTTAGAGGTAATGGCAACCCTCCCCGATGAGACTATTGATGTAATTTGTATAGACCCTCCGTACTTGTACCTTAAAAACCAAAAACTCGAACGCCCTTTTGACGAGCAAAGGTTTTTTACCGAATGCAAACGCCTCCTTACTAAAAAAGGCTTTATTGTGATGTTTGGGCGTGGTACTTCCTTTTACCGTTGGAATACCATATTAGACGGCTTGGGCTTTGTTTTTAAAGAGGAAGTTATTTGGAATAAAAGTTATGTTTCAAGTCCGTTAATGCCTATATCTCGCATACACGAAACAGTGTCCATACTTACAAAAAAAAGAGGGGGGCATCAATAAGGTAAAAGTACCTTATTTAGAAATGAAAAGGCACAATATAGATAGTATTGTAACCGATATAAAAAGACTCAAAACAACTTTTAAGAACACAAAGTCCCTTAATGCTGTATTGGAGTTTTTGGAAAAAAACAAAATACCAACAGAAACACCTATTAGAACTGATAGAGAGAGAGAATTAACCAATAACAAAGAAATTGTAGCATCCAATAAAACAAAAGGAGGAGATCGTTGTGTGGACGTAATGCAATTTATTCAATATGGATTAAATGAAAAAAGTATCATCAGAAACTATGAAGATAAAACTTTTGAAAGGAAACATAAGATAACAGCTGATAAAACAAAAGACGCCGACCGCTGTGTTAATGTCATTCAAGGAATAGGTTTTGGTCTCAACGAAAAAACAATTATCAAACAAGCGCGCGACCACTACAACACCATTCACCCGACACAGAAACCCGTTCGTCTTTTAGAGCGCCTTTTAGCACTGGTTATCCCAAAAGATAAACCCCGCAATGAAATAGTAGTAGCCGACTTCTTTGCAGGAAGTATGAGTTGTATGGAAGCCGTGTACAATATGGGAATGAAAGGCATTGCAACCGAGATAGACCAAGAATATTTCCAAGCAGGCAAACAACGAATTGAAAACCTCTCAAAAAAAACCGTGTAAGTTTTTGCAAAAAAAACAAATTTCCTCTTGCATATTAAAAAAAATGTCGTACCTTTGCACCGTTCAAATATTGATGGTATTTTTATTTCTGTTAATGAAGTAAATTAAAATATAAATAACTCACGGCGTGAGGGTGTCG